TGTAAAGGCATTGGTCGGTCAGTACGAGGATGCTGTGGGTCGTACCCCTGAACTCGTAACTGGTAAGCAGTCCAACACTGGACAGGCTTATCGCAGCATGGCTGAGGTTGTCCGAGACATGTCGGATGCTCGCTATGACAATGATGATGCGTATCGCATGGATGTGATGCGTAAACTTGAACGCTCTAATTTAAAGGTATGAACCAAGTCTACGAAACCCACTGGGAAAAAGCTGAACGATTAAACGGACGCCTAGCTATGCTAGGTTTTGTGATCGCAGTTGGTACATACCTTACCACTGGTCAGATCATCCCCGGTATCTGGTAACCCCAGATAAATTATCCACAAACCACACTCTTTTTTTTAAACATGAAATCACTTATTATTGCTGGCCTCTTGATCTCCGCTGCTGGTGCAGCACAAGCTGGACCTTATGTTAACGTTGAGACCAACTCTGGATTTGCAGGATCTGATTACACAGGATCTGCTACAGATGTACATGTAGGTTATGAAGGTGCTAACTGGTATGCCCAGGGCGGTACTACCTTGCTGGCTCCTGATGATGCTGATGGTGACATTGAGCTGTCCGGCAAAGCTGGTGGTTCCTATGCCGTGAGCGATGCTCTGTCTGTCTATGGTGAAGTATCTTTCATCACTGGTGACACCAACGGTTACGGGACTAAAGTTGGTGCCAAGTACGCCTTTTGATCGTAAAGAGTATGACGCAAAACGATATCGTGAACGACGCGCATATCTAAATAAATATAAGATGGACCGTGGGTGTGAGCTTTGTAACTACAAGGCTCATCCTGCGGCTTTAACATTCGATCACTTAGACCCTACCCAAAAACTATTCTGTTTAAGTGATCATACAAACCGCAGTTGGCAGAAGATTATGGATGAGATAGAGAAGTGTAGGGTAATCTGCGCCAACTGTCATAACATTCATACTCATGACAGCGACCATTTCAAGAGGTCAGACGAGTAACTGGGAAGAGTTTTGCTCTTGGGTTACCTCAACAAACAATCGTCTATACGTTGGCTGGTTTGGAATCTTAATGATTCCTTGTTTACTAGCTGCTACAACTTGTTTTATTATTGCCTTTGTCGGCGCACCCCCTGTAGACATTGATGGAATCAGAGAACCAGTGGCAGGATCCCTGCTTTACGGAAACAACATCATCAGTGGGGCCGTCGTCCCATCTTCCAATGCAATCGGATTGCACTTCTACCCAATTTGGGAAGCTGCTACGCTTGATGAATGGCTCTACAACGGTGGCCCGTTCCAACTGGTCGTCTTCCATTTCCTCATTGGTATCTACGCTTACATGGGACGAGAATGGGAACTTAGCTATCGACTAGGTATGCGTCCCTGGATCTTTGTTGCTTACAGTGCTCCTGTAGCAGCAGCCTCAGCAGTTTTTTTGGTGTACCCTTTTGGACAAGGTTCTTTCTCAGATGCGATGCCTCTTGGCATTTCCGGCACCTTCAACTACATGCTGGTATTCCAAGCTGAACACAATATTCTTATGCATCCTTTTCATATGCTTGGTGTTGCCGGCGTATTTGGTGGGGCTTTGTTCAGTGCTATGCATGGTTCTCTTGTCACCAGTTCCCTGGTTAGGGAGACGACCGAAACGGTATCTCAGAACTATGGGTATAAATTTGGACAGGAAGAAGAGACATATAATATTGTCGCTGCTCACGGATACTTTGGTCGGTTGATCTTTCAATATGCCTCGTTTAATAATTCACGCTCACTTCACTTTTTCCTGGCTGCATGGCCTGTGCTTGGCATTTGGTTTACAAGCCTGGGTGTTAGCACTATGGCTTTCAATCTTAACGGATTCAACTTTAATCAATCCATTGTCGATTCTGGGAACCGTGTTGTCCCTACTTGGGCTGACATACTTAACCGTGCGGGACTTGGAATGGAAGTGATGCATGAGCGTAATGCTCATAACTTCCCACTTGATCTAGCAGCAGCGTCTACCACACAGGTAGCACTGACTGCACCATCTATTGGCTAATGCGTAAAGAACACAAAAGTCCCTCTGGCGGTCTTACCGCAGCGGGCAGGAGACACTTTAAACAGAAGGAAGGTGCTAACTTAAAACCACCTGCTCCTAACCCTAAAACTAAAAAAGCTGCTGGCCGTAAGAGGTCCTTTTGTGCTCGCATGGGAGGAGTCAAAGGGCCAATGAAAGATAGTAAGGGTCGCCCGACCCGCAAAGCACTCGCTCTTCGTAAATGGAACTGTGGCAAACAAAAAAAAATCGCGTAAAGAACTGACCATTGCCGCCTCTTTTAAGATTGGCCCTGATCATAAAGGTGCCATGAAAGGTAAGAAGATCTACGATAAGGGTAAAGGATCAACTAACCCTAACGAGAAAGATACCTTTTTAAAAAAAGCTGGCCCACAACTACCTCTTGCCAAGAAAAAATCAAAGAAACGTTATGGCTAAAGGACCTGGATTATACGCAAACATTAACGCTAAACAAAAACGTATTGCTGGTGGCAGCGGCGAAACAATGAGGAAGCCTGGTTCTCCTGGTGCTCCTAAAAATTCTGACTTTGTAGCTTCTGCTAAAACTGCAAAGCCTGTAAAGAAACGTAGGTACGCAGCGTAAACAAAAAATAGTATTCGTACGTTCATCCATTCGGACGCATGTTGCCTAGCCATGGAACGGGGGCTAGGTTTATTTTGTACGGACTATGTCTATTAACCTTATTCGTTTCATCGAAAATCAGCGTAAGCGTGCTGAGCACTATCGCTCTGACTCGCTACGTTATCGTGGTGTAGCATACACCAAGTGATCTGGTGACACAGGGGAGGTTCGATTCCTCCCCTCACTTATTGGCTTTGGCCCCTTACGAGGGATACCCTTAGCCGTCTAGACGGTGGGATAGACCACAACATTTGGCTACAAATTTTTCTAAACGTTTAGAGTTCTGATAAAATTATTTCTTTAATTAACAATGGCTAACGCTACACAATCTGCGCTAGGCCGGTCTAATCTAAGTACCGGTACTGGTTATGGTGGTAGTGGTGATAAGTATGAACTTTACCTGAAGCTCTTTTCAGGTGAAATGTTCAAAGGCTTTCAGCACAACACCATCGCTCGTGACCTTGTCATGAAGCGTACACTGAAGAACGGTAAGTCTCTTCAGTTCATCTACACTGGACGCATGGACGCTGGTTTCCATACGCCTGGTACCCCCATCCTTGGCTCTGGTGATCCACCGGTGGCTGAGAAGACCATCGTTGTTGACGACCTGCTGGTCTCCAGTGCGTTCGTTTATGACCTCGACGAGACCCTGTCTCATTATGAGCTTCGTGGTGAGATCTCTAAGAAGATCGGCTACGCTCTTGCTGAGCACTATGACCGTCGCATCTTCCGTTCTATTGTACGTGGTGCTCGCGCCGCTCACCCTGTGTCTGCAACCGGTAAGGTTGAGCCAGGTGGTACTCAGGTCCAAGTTGGATCTGGTACTGGTGCAGCAGCAGACGCTCTTGACTCTACTAAGATTGTTGCCGCCTTCTTTGAAGCCGCAGCAGTCTTGGATGAGAAGGGAGTTGCTCAGGACGGACGTGTCGCCGTATTGTCGCCACGCCAATTCTACTCGTTGATCGAGAACGTCAGCAGCAATGCTCTGATTAATCGTGACGAGCAGGGCACCGCTCTGCAGTCAGGTCAAGGCGTCCTGTCGATCGCTGGTATCAAGATCTACAAGTCCATGAACCTTCCCTTCCTGGGTAAGTATGGTACTTCTTCTACCATCGATAATGCTGGCTCCTTTGTAGGCGTTGACGTCGAGGCTACTGCCACCGGCGAGAACAACCCCTACGGTGGTGCTTCTGACTTCGACACTTCTTGCGGACTTATCTTCCAGAAAGAAGCTGCCGGTGTTGTTGAAACCATTGGACCACAGGTGCAAGTCACCAGTGGAGACGTATCCGTGATCTACCAAGGTGACGTGATTCTTGGGCGTCTCAGCATGGGTACGGATTATCTTAATCCTGCTGCTTGTGTGGAACTGCATGCTACCAGCACTGCTGGTTCTGCATTCTGATCCATCTTTGTTCTATACTGGGACCTCTTCGGGGGTCCTTTTTTTTATATCATGACATCTTCTTCGTACGCAACGTCCACAGAATTGGATGCTGTTAACTACATCTTAATGAGTGTAGGTGAGTCTCCTGTCAATACACTAGAAACCCAAAGCCCTGAAGTTGCTATTGCTCAGAACACTCTTCGACAGATTTGTCGTGAAGTTCAGTCTGAGGGTTGGGTGTACAATACTGAATATGAGTTCCCGTTTGTGGTAGACACCAACGACGAGGTGCTAATTCCACCCACTGTCCTACGACTGGACGTTAACCGTTATAAGCATCAAGATTCATATGATGTGGTTAAGAGGGATGGTAAGCTATACGATCGGTACTCTCACTCTTTTAAGTTCAAAGACATTGATACACTGTTCTGTGATATTGTTTGGTTCTTTGACTTTGATGATATCCCTCAGGTCTTCCGAGACTACATCTCTGCACGTTCTTCCCGCATTGCTGTTAGCCGTATGGTAGATGATGAG